CCAAATCTCCTTAATAATAATTTTGTGGGGATTTGGTCTAAATCACTTTGACTAATTGTTTCTATAGATGTTTGATTTATTATCATTTTATGACGTTATGGAATTATAATTAGCTACTGTTACCTCTTTTATATAATCTAACATATGTTTAATGTCTCTTGTTTCTCCACCAGTTGATCTCCTTTCTGTGTCTGTTTTCCATTCACTGAATGTTCTGATTTCTTGGTTTTGGCGAATATTACTAGATCCACCTAATTCATAAGACTGATTCGTATCTGTTTTTAATTGGTTTTGATTATTTTCCTCAAATGGATCAGAACCGTCAGGAAGTTTTTTATTATCCTTAGCATATTTAGCTGTCTTTTTAAGACCCATTGTATATAATAAACGATTACTGCTTTGGCTCCAGTAAATAAATGGATCATTAACATTACCTATTTCCGCATCCGCTTGTATTTTAATTGCTTGTGACTCTATTTCTTCCTGGATGTCTTCATCTTCTCCTTCTATATCTGCTGTTTGTAGTTCTATTATTTGTTTATTTAAAATAATAATTTGTTGGTTTAAATCTTCAATTTGTTCATCTTTAAAATCTACATAATTATTTACAAAATCCATACTCTCTTTAATAAGAGTTGAATGGGAATTAATTCCTATTTGGGGTATATCAAAAAATATTTTGTGGTAATTTGCAAAAAATCTAGTTATATCTAGTTTTTCTTCTTTAGATTTTAATTCACTTATAGAAACATCTACTTTTTTTCTAAAAGAATTTTGGCTGTAGATAGTTTTTTGGAATTTTATACCTCCAAAAAGGGGGGAGGGAGTTGGTTCAACTTCCTCTACAAATGGTGATGGTTTGGTAGGCATATCCGAATCTCTCATTTTACTACCATCAGGCATTGTGTGGAACCCATCCATAGGGTTATTACCTTTAGTACCTTCTCTATTACTTGAATTAGAAGGTGGTGGTGGTGGGGTTGGATTATATGCCATAACTATGTTTTAACAACTTTAAAGTAGTAATCATTATCATAAACCTGAATGCCGTCTTCATTTTCATGTTTAAATAATAATTTATAGTATCTTTCTTCTTGAAGGCCCTGCATATATAATTTAAAATGCATTCCTTCTGCATCAGCACTTAATTTAGATTCTTCACCAAAGGGTATTAATGTTTCTTCAGTAGCATAATCAACTAATGAATAAAATGATTTACTTGTAAAATACTTAATATCTAAAAAATTTGAAGTTGTAACAAATTTTCGGGTTGGGTATAATTCTCTAACATTTAATCTAAATTTATATTCTTCTGTAGTTCTAAATTTTTCTTTATTATTTCTTAGGGTAACATACGTTTCACCTGTTTTAATAATTTTATTACCCACTGCTGAATTAGTATCATATAACGAATCATCCCAAGATATATCTAGGTATGGGGGGAATATTGTGTGAGTATCAACTGAAAAGAAATTTAATTCTCCATCATCTATTGCTGTGTGTTCTTGTGAGTCTACTCTTTTAATTAAAAACCCATTATTTTCTATTCCGTTTGGGTAGGTATCAGAATATAAACTATTACTTACATGTTTTAAAATTGGAGAAGTAACATTAAATGATAGATCTAACTCATCCCCATAACCATAAGTTCTAGTTACTTCAAAATTTGATCCTGTGTACCATGTTCCCCCTCCTGGGGAAGCTGCTATAAAACTAGATGTAACTCCTGTAGTCATAGTGGCAGATGATGTGGGCCACTTTGTTCCTAATGTATCGTTTGAAATAGCTTCAGGACTTCCATCTCTATATAGCCATGAACACCCATTAGATGTATTTGGTATATTATTAAATCTACCTGTTCCATTATTCCAACTACCTGATATAGGAAATACTTCTAAATTTTGGTCTATACTTAATTCTCTATGCTCTGTTTGATAGAGATTTAGACTTGCCGAAAATAAAGCACTATTAACTTTATTAACAATAACGTCCTGTATTTCAGATTGTTTGAATTGAATTAAAATTCTGCTTGGGTAAAAGTTCAAATCTGTAGAGGATGGTTCATCCCTTAGAGTTAAAATTTCATCAATACCTGTATTAAGTATAGTCCTAGTAGGATGAGAGTAAATAGTAGTGTCTTTTTCGGGAAATATAAAGTAATGTGCCATAGTATTAGTTAGTTATTCTACCAATTATATCTGTGTTAGGGTATTTTAATTCAAAAATACTAGGATCTAATGATGGATATATAGTGCCATTTCGAGTTGCTGCATCAAAATTATATTTAAATTTTGAATAACCTGAATTTTCACCAAATATGTTAGTAAATTCTATCTTATTTACTGTTTGGATTCCATTTATAGTATATAATAAACTATTTATATCTCCTATATTTATAGGTTCATTTATTTGCCAGTTATCAAGGTTAAAAAAGTTTTGTAAACTGCCAATTGCATTTAAAAGAACTTGATCGTTTGAAAATCCTGCTTTAACAGAAATATCAAATTCAACTTTAAAATTAATTACTGATGCTTCCTTTATATTGATAGCATCAGTTAACATTCTATATTGTTCTAGATAGGTTGCTAGATTAGTTTTAGCGGCAAATGATAGGGTATTTAATTTTCTATTGTAATCATATCCTAAAGTATATAAATTTAGGGCATTTGGGTTAGATATTCTTTTATTAGTATCAGAAGTCACTTGAGTAGCTTGTGCTATATATGCTTTAGCTATACCCCCCAATTGTGGGGGTAATGATAATGCTCTAAATATATAATCTTCTTTTGTTACAGTTCGTTTTTGGGCTGAAAAATTAGCTATAGCATTCAATCTTATATCTTGTGATGAATCCCCATCACCTCCACCTATAGCGGGGGATGGGTTATTGCATGCAATTGAGTCAATAGCTGCATTAAATACCGTAGTATTTAAATTTCCTTTATTAGGTACAACAGTTAATGTTCCTACTCTATTTATAATATTAGCATTAGCATTTGAATTTATTCCACCACCCTTTAAATAAGTTACAGTTAATGTTGTGTTAGAAGGTACTTCTCCATATGCTTTAGTAAATAAAAAGTTAGATGGATCATATGCCCTATCTAATAAAGATCTACCATCCTTAATTCCTAATCCTATATTATCTGGGTTAGGGATTATAGTTGTATCATCTCCACTAGTAGCTCCTGCCCCAAAATGAATTTCCATTTTTTTATCAGATCTAAATCTTGCAACAAATCTTTTAGCTACCTTTTTAGTTCTTAGTAGAAAGGGAACTTGGTTTTGGTATTGTTTTAATTCAGGATCATTAACTTCCGTGTTTGGAACTTCTTCAAATATTGTTTCTTGGGCTAAATAAGGAACTTCGGAGTATTCATTTCCTTCTGAATCTATAATAGATTGAATTCCTATTATTTTAGTATCATCTAGTGATAAGGTTTTAAATCTTTTAGCACCTTGAATTTCAAATGTTGCTGTTTTTAATTCAGCACTAATGGCTTTAACTTTTTTCTTTAAAAGGAAATAATCCGGTTGCGTACCAACTGTAGAATATATAGTTTGCTCAGTAGGATCAAATGAAGAACTAAAGGCAAAATTTACATCATTTTGAATAAGATACTCAACACCACTATTATTATTAGGTTTAAACGTAGAATTTCTTCTAAGTCTTAAAGAATAATCATAATCAGGGAGTCCATTAGAATTAGCTGGGAGTTGTTGGAATATTTCTAATTCAACAGCAGCCGGATTTGTGACTACCGGTACATAACCTAAAGTGTAAGCTAAAGTATATAAATTTTCTCTTTCTTGAGCATATTGTAGAAATGTTTCTTGTACTTGGGCATCAGTATAAAATGATAATACATCCCCTATATAAGATGCCATTTCAATAAACATAGTACCCGGACTTCCTTCAGAAAAATCATTAACCGTATCTGGGTAGTAAATTTGAGCCATATTAATAAGAGCATCTTTAAAGTCAGAAAAATCCTTATTAAGATAATTTATTGTTTTATTGTCTGATGTAGCGCTTGAGTATGCCATTATGAGTTATTAAAATTTTCATTAGTAAAACTTAAAGTTACTGAGTCGTCTTCATCATTATTTACTAGTGAATAATTAACTGTAACAAATAATTTGTGGCCTTGTATTCCCCCATCTTTTAAAAAGATATTTTTAATTGTAATTTCTGGAACATATTGTTCTACTTGGGGGGTTACATAGTTTCTAAGACCATCTCCTGCATTTTCTGTTTGTTGTTCAAACAGTCTATTTTTTAACCCAGCCCCAAATAGTGGTTGATTTAGTCTTTCTCCTGGAGAAGTAACTAATACATTTATCAATTTAGATCTTGCATGATCTTTAGTAGTATAATCTAAAGTAAATACTCTTTTTTTATTAAAAGGTAAACGAATTCCTACTGCAGTCTTTTCAGCAACATCAATTGGGTCTATTTTTATAGGTTTGCGGAGTTTTATGGCCATTATGGTCTAAAATTTTTCTTTCCCTCTATTGCCTTCATTAACTGGCTATAATCTTTATTTATAAATTGATTTACAGGATCCTGAGGATTATGTTGGGGTTGCGGGTTATTATGAGAAGATTGAGCGGTTTCATTTAATAAATTATTTAATGTATTATCTTGTGAAAATGCCTGAGGGGTAAATTGGTCTCTAAGTTTTTGTCTAAATTCTTCGGGATCCGGCTCATTATTAACTTCAGTTATAACTTGGTTATTAGTTGTTAAGTTTTCTTTTAATAGCGCTATTTCGCGTCTTAAAGCGTAATCTATTTCTTCACGTACAACTTTTCTAATTACTTTTTCAAATGCACTTAATTTCATACTAATGTGGTGTTTTTAATAAATATCGAATATTTTTGTTTTTTAATTAAATCCTTTAAAGGTTATTTTAGGGGGAAATATTTGAATAGGGTCACTAGGATCATTAGGGTCTTTATCTCCCCGTTTTACAGATTCTTTTGTTAAAGCATCCCTCAATACTGTGCTAAGATTATTTTTATTTTTTAAATACTCTTCAAGATTTTTATTTCCTAATAATTCATTATCATTATCCTCATCATTTAACCCTGGTATAATTAATGATTTTATAAAGTTTTCATATACAAATACTATTTGATTTCTTAAATCTACAAGCTTTTGGATTGCTTCATCTATGCCCGAAATGCCTTTATTTAAGGGGGTTTCTATTGTTTTTATTTCCTTATTAAAATATTTTGCAATATCCCCTATACTACTTAAAGAATCTTTTCCTTTTTGGAGGAGATCTTCTATTTTTTTCTTTTTATCTCCTAATTTATTTATTGTTAATCCACTAACAGGTCCTCCTGCTCCCGGGACTGATACTTGAGAAGCTAGTGCTAAATTTAAAGTTGGTTTTAGGGTATTAATAATTTCAAATATTGGGGTAAGGATCTCTGTAAATCCTAATAGAGTAGTCATTTTACTCTTTATAGATGTTAATTTATCACTTACCGATGTTAATTCTTTTTTACTATCTTCTAACTTTTTAATTGCTCTATCTAAAATAGATATAAATCGATTATAAACTTTTTCTACTTTTAATAATACTTTTTGAAATTCATCTGAGCCAGATACAGGAACGGATTTGATGGTTCCTGTTGGGTCTGCTACAGCAGCTGCTACTATTGAAGTTAGTTGTAATTCAAGATCTTCCTTTGTAGGAATGGTACTATCTAATTTTTCTTCTGCCCTTTTTTTAGCAATTGTTATTATTTTATCTTTATTTTCTGATAGCAGTTGGGATGCCTGATTTATTATATTATTGAGGGGTTTATTTATCATCTTATAAATACTTTATCACTTTTAATATCATCTAATTTTGCCTCTATTCTATCTAAATTAGTTATTATTGATTGTCCTAGGACTTTATTAATAGCCGGGTTAGGGCCCTGTAAGCCTGATGTTTGGGGGTATTGGATAGTAAAGAACATTTTAAGAGATCCAATTAAATCGGATAAAATTATTTTTAAAGTGTCACTTTTAACGGCCGGTATATTTGGGTCTTTTCCATCTATTACAGGTCCTATATATATTTTAGGAGTATTTATAAATGTATCTTCTTTAGTGTTTATATGAAATTCTCCATCTGTTTTAAACATAAAAAGATTAGTAGTTGAAAATATAGCATCATCCCTCCCATTAAATACTAATCTATCACTATCAATTAATACTTGTTTACCAATATATAGGTCTTCTTGTGTAAATTTTCTTGCCATAATTTATGAATATTTAGAAGGATGAGTTAAGGCAAATACATAATCTGCTGTGTTGCTATATTTAACTCCTTTATAGTCACCAAAATTTTGTAGAACTCTTTTATCATTTCTCTTGTTAGCTTTACTTTTAACACTCTTAAATGTTTTATCTCTATCGCTTACATCATTTGGATCTTTTATTTTTATCGTTTCATTTGGATCATTTGGGTCTTCTACCTCTATATTATTAATCCATGTAGATCCTCCTACATCGGTGCCATCTATTTTTGAATAAAATTCACTATTGGTAATATCACTAGGGAATTTTTTAAATATATTTTTATCTTTAACATTAGAGTCTTTCTCACCTTTCATTAAATCTAATAATCTAGCATTATTCCATGTAGGACATGATTTTCCGGATCCTGTTTTTATTGTAACTTGATTATGTCCTGCGATTCTAATATCCGGAAATGCTTCACAAAAGTAGTTCATCAGCATTTGAAAAGAATTTGATTGGTTAGCTGTTATGTTAGGTTTGGTAGTTTTTCCAATTTTTGAAAAAGTTCTAACTGGTGTTCCTTTTGTTCCTATCCAACTTATATTTATAGCATTCTCATTTGTAAGTTTGCCAAATGAATCTCCATCAGGGAAATTAATTTTTGTAGGGTAAGTATTCATCGCTGTTCCGTTGGAGTATCCTTTTTTTA